TTTGAGGTTTCTCCTCATGACTTTGCAAGTCATGTTGACGACTTGTGAAGCAAGTCCCCACTTCGCTGCTACGGCAACTAGTGCTACTTTGACCTTCCGAAGGTCAGCTTTGCCACTACGTTCTGGGTTGGCAAATACCTTACGGTATTTGGTTATGTCTGAAGCAGGGTTCAGAGCAAGTTCTTCGTTGACTGTCAGGTTAGCTGTGCTAATCATCGTTGACTCCTAGATTGTTGGTGAGGTCATTTTTGCCTCGTCTATTCAGCCACTCCTTGCCTCAAGGAGTACAATCAAGAAGGGAGGGGAAAGAAAAAGAAACTAAAGCAAAGAAAAAGAATTGCCAAAACATATAGTAACTAGTTACTAACAGTTGTTGGAAAACCCGAAAAAATCACGAACCGCCCGCCGAGCGGTAGCTCCACGCAGTTCTGCGGCTGCGTAGACGCAGGTAGCGCAGGATTGTCCACTACGAAATCACGATGGAAATCAGGGAGAAATTGCCAGTTTCTGCCCCTCTCTTGACGCGCAAGGATCACACGGAGAGCCAGCCTAGTTGCCGAACAGCCAGATTTCCGGTATTTCTAGTCCCAAGACTAGCAACTAGCTGTTAGCTGGGGCTAACAGAGGTTGTTACTGCAGTAACAAGTGTTAGTCCTAGGAGGACTAAGGGGCTACCACGGGGATGCCAGTGGGAAGTTTTTTGTTATGTTGAGTATGTTATGTGTGTTAGTGTGTGTTGGTGTTGTATGTGGGTGATGATGGGTGATGTGGTGGTAGGAGGTGTGTGTAGCTGGAGTGGTGATGGTAGTGTGATGATGGGGGTATGGTGTTGGAAGTTGGTGATATAGGTGTGAAGGGACCCCCTTGACGGATTGTTTTCCACCTTAATCGCACTAGTTACTTGTTACTAGTTAACTACTTGTTGTTGGTTAACTAACAACCCCTTAAAAGGGTTGTTAGTTTAATCCTCCTAACTAACCCCCCTATAATCCCCCCTTCCTTCCCTCCTTTTTGCTGTCATAACATGTTATTTTCTATACGTCAGGATTGTTACATCCGGGGTGTTCCTCCAAAAACTACCTCGTTAGGGTTTACAATCAGTCTCAACCGCAAGGTGTAATGCGGGAGTCTTTACTGACAAGCAGACCCCGGTGCTTGAAGCCTCCTGCATTGGGGTCTGTGCTATTCAGGAGGTATATTTTGTTATTGCCCGAAGATCGAAAAGCCCTTTTAGAAACGATCGGCGTGACTACGTGGTCCGAACAGGACGAGATCCTTGACCATCCAGCAAGAATCAAGCTTGTTGCGGGCGGGGAGCGTGCGGGAAAGAGTTTTATGGGAGCGCTTTCCATCATTACCCACCTTGATGAATTTGAGGATGGGGATATTGTGTGGCTTGTAGCTGCTGACTATGAGCGTAACCGGGCAGAGTGGAACTACTTAACCGATATGCTCGGAAAGCTAGGGTTCCTATACAAGCAGACCAAACGTATTGACCCCGGAGAGATGGAAGCCATCTGCGGGACAGCTAATAACCCCGGACTATTTAAGATAAAGACAAAATCCGCCAACGATTACCGGAGCCTTGCAATGGAAGCCCCTAGAATGGTGGTTACTTGTGAAGCATCCCAGATTGACTATGACAGTTTCCTGCGTTTACGTGGGCGTATCGCAGAAAAGCGCGGGTATCTATTCTTAGAGGGTACTTTCGAAATGTCCCTAGGCTGGTATCCGTCCCAGTGGGAGGCGTGGAAGTTCTATAACCCCGATGACGACGCTATTTCTTTTTCACTGCCGTCTTGGACAAACAGGGTTGTCTATCCTGATGGCAGACAGGACGATGAAATCCTGTCCCTTGAAAGGTTACACTCCGAAAACTGGTTCAACGAGCGAATTGCGGGCAAGCCAGCACCTCCAAAGGGTCTTGTCCACGATATGTTTGACATTGCCCACCACGTTTCTGACGATGTTACCTACATTCCCGGCGAACCAATACATTTATGGATTGATCCGGGGTACTCTCAGGTTACAAAGTCCGCTTATGCTGTTGAGGCAGTACAGATAATTGACGGTCAGATACGGGTAATAGACGAAATCTACGAAAGACTTAAGGTTACTGAGGATATTATTGACATATGCCAGAACAGACCTTGGTGGCAGGATGTTTCCCACGGTGTTATCGACATAGCTGCCCATAATTTTGGTGAATCCAGACCAGTAGATACGTGGTTGCAGCAAGCCGGACTGTATATGCAGTCCCAGAGCGTTGGGATAATGGATGGTGTTGAAAGATTTAATACATACCTCAAGGAAAACCCTGTCACTCACCAGCCAAACTTAGTCTTTAACCCTAAATGCAAGGGTATTTTGTCCGAACTAGGTGGCTGCGCCAACCCGTTTGATGAACAAATGCACGTATATACTTGGCGGACAGACCGTGAAGGTAACGTTGTGGGAAAAACTCCGAGGGACGCTTTCAACCACGGAGTAAAAGCTATAACCTACGGACTTGTTGTGAATTTTGGCTATGCCAGAACCACGGGTCAGGGGAAAATAATCGCAGTAAACAGGTGGTAATGTGGCAAAGATAGACGATCTGGCAACAACCCTAGAAGAAGTTTGGGAATCCCCCGGATTTATCACCAGACGCGCCAGAATGGAAAATGATTATGGCTTATATCGGCTAAATAACTATGAAGCTGGAGCCGGATACCAGAGCTATACGTCAAATGCCCCCAGAATCCTAGCCGATAAGATTATCTCCTACCTAACTAGTGCCAGTATGTCCATTCGGGTAAACATGAGCGCTGCTGTTGCCGACCGAACCCCCGGAGCCAAGAAAGAAAAACTTGCAATAGGTTCACTGAACCTAGCTGATGAACGGATGCAGCGGATAGGACAGCCAACTGTTCGCGAACAACTTGCTTTTCATGCTGTACTTAGAGGTTGGTATGCAGGGCGGGCGCTTTTAAACAAGCGACAGGACGGAAGTACTTATGTAGACATTACGCCTTTCGATCCACTTCACTGTATTTACGAAATGGATGACGATGGGGTTGTATGGCTAGCTCACAAAACGCGAAGATCTGCCCTTTCAGTTAAATCCCAGTTCAGGATAGACGTTGAGCCAGCGGTAGAAAAAGATGGGGAGCTTGCAGGGGTAGATGTATGGGATTACTACTCACGGGAAGAACACGGGATAATAGTTGCTAAAGACAAAGATGGTTACGAATGGGGTAAAAGGCTAACCAAGCACAACATCAGAGATATTAATAACACTCCATTTGCCCCCGTTTTCCTTGGAGCTGTGGGTCCAGCTCCTTGGATTCAGGGCGAGACTTCAAGTGATGACACCGCATCAGACTTTGGCGAGTCTATCTTTTCATCTAACCGCCAGATCTATGAAGACCTGAACTTCGCAATGAGTGCTTACAAGACACTTGTTAGGCGAGCGGTCAGGCGACCGTACAAGATTATTTCTCCTGATGGAACAACAACTCTTGAATCTGACCCTTGGCAGGACGGATCGGAAGTCCCACTCCCCGCTGGAACAGAAATCCAGCTTCTTGACGAAGTGACAATGCCGATTGACACCCCTGCATTTGTCGGACAAATATCCGGCGAACTTCAGCGTGGTGGCTTATCTAACGTAAGCTATGGGGAACTTCCCTTTGCGATCTCAGGATTTGCAGCAAAGGTTCTTCAGGAAGGCTCTGCCCACCAGATAGCCCCAAGGGTTCAGGCTATGTCTTCCTGCTACAAGCAGATAACTGAACTTATCTCGATGCAGTACCAGCTTGGTGGATTCAAAGCGATGGATGTAACGGGTCGCCACAATGACGTATCAAGTTACTTCCATGAAGAAATTAACCCTGCAGATGTTGAAGGTGCTGGAGCCATCGAAGTTAAGTTCGGTGTCAGGATGCCACAGGACGAACCACAGTTAATAACAATGGCACAGATGATGCGAGAGGGAGAGCGACCACTTGCACCTGACGAATGGATATGGGAAAACGTCCTGCAGATTTCGGATGTTGACCAGTTCAAGAACGCAATCAGCGCACAACAGGCTCATACGACGGAGCCGAAAGCCCTGTTAATAACCCTGATAGAAGGCTTGATGCAAACAGGGGAACAGGAAAAAGCCCTTATCTATATTGACCTTCTAAGGAAGACGCTTAAGCAGGAACAGCAGCAGGAACAATCTCAGGACATGCAGTTCCAGCAGATGCAAGCGCAAGTACAGGCGATGATGATGGGAGGCGGAGTTCCGCCCCCTGAAGCCGGAGGACAAGGTGGTGGGCAAGGTAGCCCGCCGGGAATATCTAATGATATTCTTTCTTCACAAATGCAGGGATTCACCAGAGCTGGTGATCCTGCTCAAGCACCTCCGGGTACTCCCGGCGGACCGGGGACATATAACGGCGCATAACCATGCTTTACAGAATTTATTACACAAGTGACGAAGGCGACTCTGGCTACGAACAGGTAGAAGCAAACAGTCCTGCAGAAGCTCGAACTCAGGTTCAAAACCGACTGTCTGGGATTTGGGGGCTAGAACTTGGAACCATTCAACAAATAGGCAAGAAGGACGATAAGAAAGACGATAAAAAGGACGATAAGAAGGAAGAAAAAAAGAAAGTCGTCAAAGAAAAGCCTAAAGCTAAAGATCAAACGGGACCAACGCCTGACCTTGATACTCTGTTGGCAGAGCGGGAAGCAGAGATTGAGGCATTAAAGAAACAGAGAATAGCGGATGATGAACGGCGTGAACAGCAGATACTAAATCTACAAAATATGTACCAAGATCTAGAGAAGAAAGGGGAAGGAACCCCAAATTTATACGATCCGGCGGGTTTGGGTGAGGTAAGTGGTAGCTACGGTGATCGGTTCCGAAGGCAAAGCCTAGAAAGGCAATCTCCCCTTGCTGGATTCTTAGAAGGTATTTCACAGGCATATGGCGGGCAAGATATACCCGGAGGGTATGCAGGACGGAATTATTTAGAAAGCTTAGCTGAGCCAGCAGAAGCCGCCTATGGAATAATGAACGCGCTTGATAGACCCTATGCGGGAACTACGGGGGATCTGGACTTTGGGGAGTTTGCTCAAAACCTCTTTGCCACAGGCGCAAACCCTAGAGAAGCACTTAGTGGGATTTTGAGTGGAGGGATAGAAGATCTGGCTAAGGTTTCAGGAGCGGGTCTTGAAGGAATGAGGTCTATTAATCCCGGTAAAGCGCAGAGAGTTGGCGCATTAATAAACCCTGATGTAGTTAGTCCGGGGGCGACAGGGTATCAGGACATAAACGACTTAATAAACTTTGCTTATCAAGCGCAAAGACAAAAGTACTCTCCCCTAGCACTTCAGCAAATACAAAGAGGTCAGGGAGGTCAAGACCGCCTTTGGGCTGACTATGTACGGCAGATGCAGCCGGAAGGTGGCGGGATGCCTACGGAAACAGCTAACTTTGCAAAATTCATACAATCCCGATTTGGACTCTAGGAGAAATAAGTGGCAATTAATCCTACGTTCTCTGGTTTTCTTGACGAAGAGCCAAGGGCTGCTTTCTTTGGAACGCTAGGGCAAAAAGGTCTTCTCGATACTCCAACAAGACAGAGGCAAGCTTCGGATATATACAACCAAGCCTTGCAGGGTTTTTACGGCAAGCTTGGGGAGCAGGTTCTTGGCGGTGGCGCACCAGACGCTTCGTTTTCTGACTACCTAAAAGATCTTCCATTTACGGAACGGTTCGCTCAGATGGGTAGGCAATACAGCGATCAGGGGCGATTTAGCCCAAGGACTAGGTTCCTTTACTACTAATGGTTTCCTCATTTAGAAACTTTATGGCTAGCAGGAATGATAGAGCAGCAACCTATGCTCCTCCAGCCCCGCGCGTACATCAACCCGATCCCAACTACGCTCCTTTCCAAGAGTCTGATTACTACACCCAGTTCAAGAAAGAGAGCGAGGAAATACGGAGGGAGGGTACTACAGGCTGGAGCGCTGGCTCAGGATGGGGTGGTCCGACGAGGATAGATACGACAGAGAAATCTGTTGAAAACCTCAGAAAAGAAAAGCAAACAGAATATGATGATTGGGTAAGGCAGCAGAGAGAAATTGATGACACTCCGGCTTTTATAGGAGTCTCGTCATCTAAGGAAGAATTTAATCCCAATAAAGAATCTGGCAGGGAATTTATAGCAAGGGATAAAGCTCTGTATGTGGAAGAGGTTCTTCCATACATGAGTAGGCAAGACGAGCATCCCCTTGGATCATCTGAGCTTGAACAGGCTGAAGAGCTTTATTACCAGCAAGTACTTACAACGAATGGAATTTCTAGCGCACCCTTCCCCTTATTGATGCCTACTAATGAGCGGATAAGTAGATATGAAAATCAGGTAACTAAACTCCTATCTCCTATAGAAATAGCTGGTCAGAAGACTCAGGTAACAGGGCTTCAGCAACGACAGCTTCAGAAGACTTCTGGTCCAAGAAGGGCGCGAGCTTTTGCCGGGGTTGTAGCTAACCCAATGAACGAAGAGTTCATTCCGATCGCAACCGCACAGGCGATGGGAGCATTGCCCGGAGCAGCCCTTGGAAATGAAACGCTAGAAAAGGCTGGAGCAACGGCTGGTGAGTGGGTAGGGTTTGGTTTTGGAATAGGAAGTGCCGGAAGAAGCCTCAGATGGATGACCGAAGATATTTCAATTCCGTTCAAAATTATCAGGGGTTCCTACAGGGCAATCCATAAAAAGTTTGGTACTCAAGCTATAAGAAAACCAGCACAGTTATCCTATGTAATAGATAACGCAGGGCAAGCACCCCCATCCGTAGCTCTTGACGCTAATGAGCGAAAGCTTGTTGCAAACTTCACCCCTGAAGAAAGCCTTGCTTATGCAGCGCGTGATGCAGGAGGGACTGCACCACCAGCAGGAAGCAAGATTTGGGTACGTACTGAAAGTCAAATTCGCGTCGAAGGTCAGACTGAAACAATACAGGGTTGGAAACGCCCTGAAGTAGCCCCCCTAACAGTTGTTCACGAGGGTCCACTTACCAAGACTTACCAGATCACAGACACGGATAGTTATTTCAAAGCTTCTGGAGAAATACTCAACCTGTCACCCCAACAGGTAGAACAAGCTTCTAAGATTTCCAGACCGATAATAAAAGCTCTAGCTGAGTCCTTTGGTATTGACGAGGCTACATATATCCAAGGACTCGTCCCTGCGGTTCGAGAAACGGCAGAAAGGGTAGGGCAGCCTTACGCAGCTAGGGTTATTCCTACGGCGGGAGCAGGAGATGATGTTCAAGGATTAGGGGACGCACTTATGGATTCTATTTTCCGTAGGTCTGCAAGCCTAGTTGAGTTTGTTAAGACAAGCGAAACCATTACAAACGATGCTGATTCGATGATAACAATACAACACGAGTTAGCCCATATCGTCCTTAAAGATATTTTCAGGTTGGTTGCAAATGGAACGGGCGGTCAGGCAGGGTCTATTGACAGGCTTTCCGATGCTCTTAAATCACAGGTTCTTGTAAGGGCAGAGATTACAGGCGAAGCACTTACTTCTGCACAAAGACAGGCAATAGGCAACCTGACAACTGATGATGTTGCAGCCTTACTAGGGGATACCGATTTTTGGCAGCCTTCTTCATTGAGAAATGTCATGGGATCAACGGCTGAAGAGTGGATGGCATTACGAAACTCTCCAGACCATAACAAAAAGTTACTGGCTAGAGATCTTCAGCAGTTACTTCACGAAGCTGGAGCGGATCTTTTTGCAAAATACACCTTTGATGCAGCGAGAGGGGAGAGGACTACAAAAGCTGCAAGGGAAGCAATGGGGATCTATGATGATGCAATTATCTGGCAAGCTACAAGCGTTGGATTAGACGAGTCCTTTAAATTACTCAGAGCAGCAACACCTACCCCGCACGGCATTGCAACACCCCGAAATGATCACGAAGAAAAAATAGTAAATTCTTTTAGGTCGGTAATAGAGGAGATAGCTCAAGGGAAGATCTATGTAGATAAGAAAATTGCCCCTCAGCAATTAACCTACCTAGCAAGGGAATTTGCCAAACGAACAAACGCTGAAGCCCTTGCTATCAGAGCAATGGCTGACTACTTCCTAGGAGGTAAAAGGACATTACTTCGTGAACACCAAGATGAAATAATAGGGGATCTAGTAGACTCAGATGTTCCTCACTTCTTCGATGGAACTAATGCGCGCTACCTGCCGTTGGCACGGGAAATTTTTACGCATCCATCTTACGAAAAGCTTTACACGCAGGTAATGGAAGGAGCGATACCTAAAGACGATTATTTCAAAAGGGTCGATGAACTCCGTCGTGCATTAGTAGATGTGTTAAGAAATCCAAATACTAAGGTTGCAGCAATCCATGATATAACTCCTGAAGTTAGGGGGAGGCTTGAACTTGTTAACGAAACGCCTGAGTTGCTAAGAAGAGTTCAAGAAGGCGCTTTCAAGAACGAGGCTGGTGAGCCTATTGTTTTCTATACTGGCGTATCTGAAGACTACGGACAGGATTTCCATCACATATTATCTAATCACTTTAACGGGCTTCTGGGACCCGGAAAATATATAGATGACTGGGATGTTGTTGGTGGATCGTATGCTGCTAATAGATTTGTAGTTGGCGGTTACGAATCTTCTACATCAGCAAGAGTTCAAGCTTTTTACTCCCTTGTACCAGAGTCAAAAACTATGTCGCTGGAAGGGTTTGGGTCTTCTGACCCCGTAGGACTACGGTACTTTGAAACCGTCTTTGCTGATGATGAATGGGTTAAGCTAAACAAGAGTGCGCTTCTCGAATACAACCGTAAAAACAGCTATATAAGTCACCCTGATACTAGCAAGCATATCCTGCACAGGGACTGGAATCCAAATCCCGAAGCGAAAGCTTTACTTTCGGATTTTAATAGTGCGGTAACTAAATTAACATCAGCGAAAAATTCCTTCAAAGGACTCGAAGCTACGTTTGGGGAAAACGCATCTAGGAGGCTTTATAAAAACTTCCTAGAGGCTTACACAGATGAGGTAAATAACTGGAGGTTTAGAACCGCTTACGGGAGAAGGCATCATTTCGGACTTGAATCTGAACTAGGCGAGGCACAGGCTGCACTAGACAGGGAATATGCGCTGACCGAAGCTACCACAGGAGATCACTTGCGAGAGGTATTGAGGGCAGATCCTGATTATACAGGCGAACTTCACCAAACTATGATTACTGCAGCGTCAATAAAGGCAACAGCAAGAACCGTAGCTGATGAGATAGATACGTCAAAAAAGATAGGGACTTGGAACAGGCTGAGTCTAGACGATCAGCTTGCCCGAACATCTGCTTTGAGGGCAACTCGTTTACAGGTAGAAGCTCTTGAGAGCCAACAAGCTTTACTCAAAGTAGAGCAGCTAGACGCAGATACCTACAACCTTATTGACGACGAAATCAATACCCAGTTTTTCTTTAACACCGATGACCTAATGCTGGACGTAGGAAACCAGCATGTTTTTGAAGTGATGAAAAGTGCGTCACGAAATAATGCTGGCTCTCGCTCAAAAGGTCTGTCTGATGAGTTAGTCAATGAATTTGCTGCCACAAAGCATGTGCGGGACTTCGCTGATCTTAGTGAGGTTGCTGCAGTTGCAGATGAAGTTCTTTTCTCAATGCGTAACAGGCAAGTGCATGAGCGTATGCACGGTCTGGTAAGGGGGCAGATAGACACAGAAATCAATGCTATAAAGATGCCTGTTTCGTCTTACGACGAAGAGAGAGGTGCTGCTGTTAAGGTTACGAACAAATGGTTAGATACATTCAACAACTGGTATATAAAAAGTGACGTTCACCAACTAACAGAAGTTGGTGGTGCCGTTATGGGCGGAAGCCCTCACAGGGTTAACCTTCTTGTTGGACCTGATGAGGTAATACAGAACAACTATGCGTTTGTAAAGCTTAAGGGAATACAGAACACTCCTGAGCAAGCTGCTGCTTGGAAGAAGAGGAACCCTAAAGCCCCGGATATAGAAAATACTGTTAGAACCGGAGAGTTAGGGGTAGAGAAATCTCGCTATGGCAATGAAGTTAAATCTGGGGTAGACAGGTTTAATGAAGGCTTGAACCAGATGCGTAAACAACTGGATGAGCAGAACATTGCAGCCAACCCTAGAGCAGTAGAAAATCCTGTTCAGGCAGGGGCTGAGATATTAGATGTCCAAAGGAAAACTGAAGCCGGACAAGTTATATCCACAGGCAAGACAGACGGTAAAAACATTGTCCCTAGCAGCTTCAAATATGAAGACTACTTTGGTCCGGGCATCCGAGAGCCGTTGAACAAAGAACTTCTTGATAACGTCCTTACGGATACGACCGGAGAGTTTAGGACTGTTACTGGAGAAATTACACCAGAAGGTAAAAGGGTATTAGCTGAATCAGTATCAGAACGAATTGGCGCGAAGCTTAAACAAAAAGACTACCGTGAGTATCTTAAGTCACGGGAAGAAGACATACATAAAGCTAGACAAAAATCTGCTGCGATTATGCACGATGCTGAAGATAAATATGCAGCAGGAAAAATAACTCAGACAGAGCTAGAAAAGCAAAGCATGATAGCGAAGTCGTTGTCGGATTCAGTTAAATCTGGCTACAAGCCGATCGAGATGCACCCTGTAGAAGTTCAGGCTTTATTAGATCATGGAGTTGCAAGACTCAAAGAGTTATACCCAAGTAAAGTTTTCGACAGAAGTGACTTTACAATCGCAATTAATAAATTCCTTGGGATTGAAACTGCTAGAGTGGGAACTGCAGCATTTACAGAAGTAGCTCAAAAAGCTCCGGCACTCAAAGGAATGGCTGGAACTAAAAAGGTGTTCAGGGCAGAAGGTCTTACGCCTAGGGAGCAAAACCTAGTAGAGCAAGCACTTGGTTTAGACACAGTTCTCCGCAATGAATCTCCTCTGACAAGAGCGCAGATTGTTAGGGGAATTATTATTACGTTCTTCAATGTTCCCAGACAGCTACTCCTTTCTATTGATGCAGGAGCAATCTTCAATCAGGGAGGCTTGCTGCTTGGAAGGTTTACCACAAAAGGTGGGTTCGTAGACCTAGGCAAGTCCTTAAAGGGAACGCTTAGCGAGGGCAAGTATAAAGCTCAGATGGATCAGATAAAACGAGATCCTGACTACGACTACCTAACGACAAAGACAGGTATCTTCATTTCGGAATTAGACGGTCCCCTCTCTAAAAGAGAGGAAGGATTTATGTTTAATATCTTCAGGCTGGCGGGTGTGCAAAATGCTCATCCGGCGTTTACAAAAACAGGCATTACCCATCTAGGGAGAACAATAGCCTACCCGTTCAAGTCAGGTGAAAGGTTCCATAACTTATACCTTAATAAGATGAGGTATTCGATGCTCAGGGACTTTAACGCCAAGCTTGTCAAGAGTGGGATTGATGATGCTGCAAGAGATGCAGCCATTAAAAACTATGCAGATTTCTTGAACAAAGCTACGGGCAGAGGAGATCTTGGCAAGCTTTCAAACATGGCTCCAGAACTAGCTACCGTACTCCTTGCGCCTCGATGGATGGCATCCAGAGTGCAGGTTCCATATTCAGTTGTAAAAACTGTAGGGAAAGAAGCACATGCCGGAAAAGGGATGTATGCAAGTAAGCAGATAGCCCAAGACTTAACTCGCACCTTCGGGGTTCTTGGTGGGATCGGGACGTTGCTTTACCTCAACGGGTTCAGGATTGAGACAGATTGGAGAAAGTCTAGCTTCTTAAAGGCATCCAACGAGGGAACAAACTTCGTATCTGGTGAGCAGGGTTCAGGCAAAATAAACATAGACCTCACGATGGGACTTGGTTCTGTATGGAGGTTTATAGCAAGGGCTTCCTACGGAACAGTTGCAAGAAAGGAAGTTACCACGACTGGCACAGAGTTTGATGCAGATGTCGGTCGCCAGATCGGAAACTTTATGAGAGCTAAACTAAGCCCTCTTGGTGCTTCTGCAACAGGACTGATTTCAGGGAATAATTACTTTGGAGAAGAAGTAACTGGAAGAGAGATGTTTATTCCGGGGCAGTCCACGCATTATCAAGACTTCTTACCGTTGATGACCCAACAAATCTTGGAGGCTTCTGAAGAAATGGATGGCGGTCCAACGCTAGCCTTGCTTGGTGCTGGTGCAGTAGGCGGATTAAATGTAAACGTATACCCCGATAAGGACGATCTGGCGAGAGAGGTAGTAGGTCAGAGTTACGAAGACTTATATCCCTACGAGCAGAAATACATCAACCGTCTTTTCTACGAAGGCGGGAAATTCCAGCCTAGTGATTACACTCAACAATCGTACCAGCTAGAGCTTGAACAGTATGAACTAATAGAAAAGATTATGGGTGGTACTGAACCTATGGGAGTTAAAGCTTCGCGTGTTTACCGAGCGATGGATACAGCAGACCTTAACCTTCAAGGCTTACGTATGGGTTACTTCAAAAACAGCGAAGACGAACAACCTGAAACTGATCCGTTGAAAAAAGGGCAAAATGATTACTACGATTTGCTTAGTGAAGTTTACGGACCAGAGGGGCAGTCAACCTTATCTGATGAAGAGATAGAGCAGAAAAAGTTAAGGTTCATGGCAGGGCTAACATCGAAGCAACGAGATTATATTCTGGCAAATAAAACAAACTTCATGGTTCCAAGCTCCCTGTTTAAACTACAAAAAGCGTCAGGTAAGAAGAACGTTAAAAAGGCAAGTGACAGGGCGATTCAAAGAGCTATTCTCAAGCAACAAGGAAGACCTGTACCGGAAGAATGGGCTGTAGACGACCCGATGGATCTCGCAGATTCATACTATGCTGTCGCTAAAAATATAATTTACTCCAACGAAGCAAGGAAACGGCTTTCAGAGGGTAGGGCAGCAATCCCAACAGCACCAGAACAAATCGAAATTACCCGTGGGATACTTGAAAGAGTTAACTAGTTCCCTTTATTATGTAGCAACCTAAACAATCGTTACGCCCCATCTAACAGGTGTTGCGTAACTGGAGAATTGAATGACAACTGAGAGACAAGAACCGCTAAACGAATCTGTAGTAGATCCGACAACCGTTAGCATTGACTCTCCTACGGAAGATGTAACTACCTTTGATGAACCTCAAAATGAGTTCGAGGAAGTTACGGAAGTAGGTGTTGGTGTTGATGACGGAGATATTCAGGTTGGAGAAAGCCCGACGGAAGCTCAGTCAGATGGCTCAGACATAGTAAATAGTCCTGCGTTCAGAAGATACCAATCTGCTACGGACAAAAAAATGGCTGAGCTAGAAAAACAGCTTAGTACGGAAAGGCAAGCGAGGGACGAGGTACAGGCAAAGGAAAGCTTAAAAAATCTTGATGTAGAAGTAGCTCAATACGCTCAACAGAAGAGGGATCAACTTTTACAGCAAGGAATGGATGACGTAACTGCACAGCAAATGGCGAATGAACAGGCTGGTCTTGCAAAAGAAGCCTATTTATCGAATTTGCAGGTGCAGCACCAACAACGTCAGAACCAGCAGCAAGCGTCAGAGATAAATTCTCGGACACAGCTTGCTAGGGCTTATGAGCTTGCTTCGCAGTACGGTATTCCCTTTTCGGAACTACAGGAAGTTAGCAATCCAGCAGAGATGGAACGCCATGCTAAGAGCCTTAAGAGAATAAAAGATCTTGAGGGTCGGCTGCAGGGTGTAACTCCTTCTCAGCAATATGGATCAGCGACTCCAGCTTCCGATGTTGCCCCTTCCGACGCTTCGGCTGTTTTAGACCGATATAACGCAGGAGATCCTGCGGTAACAACAGATATGGCTCGTTCTGCTTCTCAGAAGCTAGGACTTACCATTTTCGACTGAGGTATAAAACATGGCTTCTGTACAGACCAGTACATCTGGTAACTTACAAAATATGTCGCGTATTATGCTTACTTCGGCTAGATATACCGAAGAGCATAATGCACCGATGGTTGGACTTATTGAAAAGTTCAATCTCAAAAAGGGTGAGTATCAACTCACGATTCCAAAAGTCGGGCAGATGGATGCCGAGGACTTGGTAGAAGGTCGTGACATGATCGACAGCGAGGACATTGATGTATCAACTGTCACCGCTACTACCGCTGAAGTAGGACTGAAGGTAATTATTACCGACACCCTCCTCCAGCAGAACAACGAAGATGTGTTCAAGATCATTGGTCGCCAGATGGGTGAAGCAATGGCGCGCAAAAAGGACACAGACATCATTGCTTTGTTTCCAACCCTAAACGGGGCTGTGAAACTTGGTGCTGACAACGCAAACTTTACCCTCGCTAACGCATCGGCAATTATTGCTACCGCAAAGGCAGATCAGTTTGGTAACGACATTTATGTCGTACACCACCCTAATGCTCTTTGGAAGTTGGCAACTGATGTAGGTAACACTCTTGCTACCTACCCACTCCCTGACGCTTTCAATAAGCCAGCAGTAAAAGATTACTGGACAGGCATTAAGCTTTCAGGCGTTCCGTTCTTTGAGGATGGAAACATTCAAACTGTAACCGATAACTCTGGTTATGGAGTTATTGCTGACAAGACAGCTATGGGTCATCTTGCTGCAAGGGCAAGGCGAGAAGAGCGTGATCGGGACATTTCCCTGCGAGCGCATGAAGTAGTTGTCACTGAAGATTACGCAGTGTTTGAAGTTGATGACACCCGTGGTGCTGCAATCCAGTACGAAATCGGAAACCCATCAACTAGCGCATAGTTAGTTTTATTAGGAGGCTCTTGTGGTTAAATCTGGCTTACAAAGTATGACTGTAAGGGGCGTTGTAAAACGCTCTTATTGGAAATATGAAGCTGATTCGGACGAATGGATTGAATGTCCTAATCTTCCTGTTTCATATGAAGCAGTATACTTAGAGCGAGGTTTCCTCAGGAGTCCTCCTGATGTGACTGAAAAAAAGGATGTAACGATAACCGAGTCCTCTAACATCGGTAATCGCAGGACTAAAAAAGAGCCTGTAAAAGTTAATACGAGGTAAATTCTTATGGCATTTCCAACCGAAGTATCTGGTTCACCCGGATATGACAAAACCGCCACTACGACGCAGAAGCATCGTCTTGGCACAAAGATGACTTATAACGATGGGCGGGTCTTTTATTACTCTTACGCAGCCGAAGCTATTACGGCTGGTAAAGTAACAATGGGTTCACAAACAGCATCAGGGCATCTAACAGACTTAGCTGTTGCTGAAGCTGCTGCTGCTGGTGCAAACCAGATCAAACTCACCAACTCTACTACTGCTATTACTGGCAGCGGTAAGTACACAGGTGACTTTAGAACTCGTGGCGACTATGTAGATGGCTACGTTTTCATTAACGACGATGCTGGTCAGGGTCAGATTTTTACAATCGCAGACCACAGTACGGCAGGTGCAAGTGGAACCTTGACCATTGACCTTTACAACAACGACACAGTTCAGACTGCGTTAACAACTTCTTCGGAAGCAGGTCTTCATAAGCCTGTTGGACATTCAGTAGAAGTTTGGGATGCAT